CATCTAATGTTCCTGTGAATCCTGTTGCTGTAATTTGATCGGTAGCAGTAATAGCGTCTACAAACAAGTTAGCCCAGCGAACACCTGTTGTGCCAAGGTTATCCGTAGAGTCTGTGTCTGAAATTACATTGCCACCATGTGTAGCAACGCCAGTCATTAGAGTAGTACCGTCAATGACAGAGTTACCAGAAACATCTAAGTCTGTACCAACAAATAACTTTTTAGCTACACCAACACCACCATCAATAATCAAAGCACCAGAAGTTGAACTAGTTGAGTCAGTGACAAGGTTTAAGTTAACAACCCCACTGGTATCAAGGGTGGTAGTCGTTGCTGCAGCGGCCGCACCACTTCCTAATATCCCGTCCAATGTTCCAGTAAATCCTGTTGCTGTAACTTCTCCTGTCATAGTTACACCAGTAGCGGCAGTTGCTAATTTGACAGCGTTATTGTGATAAAGACTTACTGCGCCATCATCAGCAAACGTAGCCATAGCTTCGGCACTTCCTAAAATAGAAAATGTTCCTCCAGCAATGGTTATATTTCCACCTGCTCCTCCAGCTTCAGAGGAAAGTCTAAGGTCAAAATCATCGCTGGTGGGAGTTTTAAGGTCTATAAAAGCTGCATTACTAGCAGCCGACCCAATCTCCATAGACCCTATGCCGTCAGTTGAAGTAATGGTTATGCTTTTATTTCCAGCACCGATAACTATGGGGCTCCCAGTAAAAGTTGCCACTCCAACCTGTGCTGTAGTACCACTAATCTCTACATTACCATTGATATCAATAAGAGTTGAGGTTAAATCTATTTCGTCATCAGCAGCAATTGATAAATCACCATCAGCAGTTGAACTAATATGTATGGCAGCATCTCGAAATTGAATTTTCATCGCTGCGTTAAGTAATAGACCTGTATCAGCAACGTGAGTTAAAATAACATCTTGGTCTGCACCAAATTTAATTGTTGAAGCGTCTGCTAAAAATAAATCTGAAAACTCCAATGACGCACTGCCTAGTGCAGTACCATCTGATGCAGCTGGTGTTAATGTTGTAAATGTTCCGACTGCTGAACTAAGTGTTACTACCGATGCAGTTGTACTAAGTCCAGTTGTAAGAGCAGATCCAGTTCCTAGAAGTGTATAAATTTCTGAAAAGTTATCATTAACTTTATCACCACCAACCCGTAAGCTGTCGCCTGTTCCATCGTCAGCTGATGTTCCTAAACCTATTGATTGAAATGCCATATTTTAATTTCCTTTGTATCTAATCTATTTATAACGATTTATATGGTTGCGTCAAAAGTTTTTGAACCACTTGAAAATTTAATTGATGTGTTAACATCAAATCCACCCTTTTCGCCAGATCCTTTTACATTAGGATAGTTGTTATTAATATTTTCATCAGTTGCTAGTTCAAATCTAAATCTATCACCAGCGTTTGTAGAAGAGCCGTCTGTTCCATTTAATACTACTGCGCCCTCACCATAACTTATCGTAATATCAAAAAATGTTTGCATTGCGATTGTATTGCCTTCATACAATTGTAGTGTATCAATTCCATCATATACCAGATTACAACCAGCACCATCACCACCATCTTCTAGTTGAATATTTGTAACTTCAAACGCATCATCTTCTAAATCAATCGCACCATACTCACTAGTATGTAAATAAGCAGAACGAGTAAATGGTTCTAAATTTGAATTAGTTAAATTTTGAAATGGTATTGTTCCGTTATTTGCACCATTTTCAGTTTGAATTCTTGTACTTTCAAATATTAACTTATTATTAAATCCAACTCCAGTTTTATCTTCAAGAGTTATTTTATCTCCATAATGATCTGGAGCAGTTGTTTCATTTTCTTGTCTAAAAAAACCAGTTTGTTGACTTTGTTCTAACAATATTGCTACTGGTTCAGATGGTTGTGTGTTTGCAGAGTCAACCTCATGATCACCTAGTTTTTCATCATGACTTAACACGATTAAATCTGGACGCATAATGTCAGCCATAGTAATGTTACTGTGAGTAAGATCACTTTCTCCAATAATGTTTGAATCTGCATTAGAAGAATTTTCATCTGTGCCATTCAATACCACATTATCGCCAGCGTTTGTAGAAGAACCATCTGTTCCATTTAAAACAATGTCGTCATTGGTATACTCTAAAATATTATCAAAACTAAAGTGTGAGTTATTATTGGGGTCATCTTCCATAAGAATCCCAGAACCCTCACCAACAATAGTACCAAATTGATCTTGAGTAAAATTTATTAATAATTGACCACTTGTTTGAGTTCCTTTTTCTACTTCAATTCCTACTGATGAGTTATGAAATGGGTCTATTCCAAGTAATGTCAATCCATTATTAGCTCGTCTTGGCGTTGCAAGAGGTATATTAACTTTCGTGCTAATAATAGATACAATAGATAAGTCATAGTCACTTCCACCACCAACATTAGAAGTTTCTAGTTGTTGAGAACCACCAGCTTCATTAAGAAGGGTATTGTTATCACGATTAGTTGAAACAAATAAATTAATCTTTCCTACATGGTCAGAAGATGCAATCTCTAATTCTAAAGATTCTTCATAATCAGTTCCGTCTGAGTCTGTTCCATCAAGAAGAATATCACCACCAGCATCTGTTGGATTTACATGACCACTATCGCCCGAGCCATCTAATGTCAGATTGTTTGAAAGAAGGATACCAGCTTCAGATATAATTCTGTCACCACCCTCTTGAATTATAAAATCCTCATCTGTTTCTTCTATTCGTATTCTTTCGTCAAGTCGTATGAACACAGTTTCTTCTTCTCTTAAAAAGAAACCAGCATCACTTGAACTTGAGTCTGTTCCATCTAAAAGAATAGCATCAGTGATAAATGTTACATCTTCAGCCTCTTCTAAAATAACTCTTTGTTCGAACATTCCTACATCGTTACCACTTGGGTTTGTTCCCAAACGCCTTTGAAATGTTTCATCAAACAGAACTTCAAATGTAGATGCAAGTATTGGAGAGAACTTATCATCTGGTGCAATTGCGTTAAGGTCACTATAGTAACCACCGCCAAGAGAAGAACCAGCGTTTGTTATTGCAGCTGAGACAGATGAAGCTATTTTAACTTTACCAAATACTGCAAATCCAGCTGGATGTACTGCTCTCTTTAACTGGTCTAGATATGTGTTAGTTCCAAATCCTGCTTCAATCTCATATGAGAATTGTTGGTAATAATAAGAATCTTGAATACGATTTAAATCCTCACCAATGAGACTTGTAATATCTTGTCCATATGTTTTTGCAGTTTCAGCAGTGGTATCAATTATTGAAACTCCTAAAGCAATATTAGCATTAACAATTTTTCCTGTCGCACCACTTGAATCTGTAATTGAAATTGGGTGTGGGTCAATGCCCGTTGAACCCTCAAAGAAATCTAAGCTAGAAGTTTGAACTACGTGATCATTTTCATTTGTACTAGATGAATCAGTACCGTCAAGTATTACTTGACCATCGCCCGCATCGACATTTTGTAACAGTAATGCATTTTCATCTGTTCCATCTGCATCAGTTCCATCTAAAACAATTTGGTTATTATCACCAAATTCTTCATTCAACAATTTACTATTTTCGTCTGTAAATAAACCATTTACAACAGTTGTGTTTGTTCCCTCTAAAAGAAAGAATCCAGTAGGATCGCCAGATTCTACTGTATCAAACGCAGCGTTAGTTAAGAGTCTACTATTTCTGTTTTGTTGTTGAGAAAGAAGTCGTGTAGAAGTTTCAGTTAATATTCTTACTTGTTGAATTGAAGATGCACCAATAGATTCAGCAGTTTCAGCAACAATAATATCTTCGTCATTTTCATTTAAAATTCTGTCACCAATATTAGTACCATCTCTTGCACCAGATTCAAGTTGTATAGGAAAGTTAATTAAATCATCTGGTGATTCCAAAACAATTGCACCATTGGTAAACGGAAATGTGCCATCTTCAAGAACAAGATATTCATCATCAGTAGCAGTTGCGTTGATTACAAAAAGATCAACATCATTTTCTGATAAAATAAATTCTTCTTCGTCAAGAGTATCATCAAAAATCATTCTGGTATCTGTACTGTCGCCACCAACCCTTAAAGAATCTTCAAGTGTAATACCTTCTTCATCTGCAACTTCTAACTCTGTTCTTACAACATTATCAAATGTTGTTTTTAATAAATTTGTAGAAGAATCAAATGATACAATTGTTCCAGTGTGTCCTGATGAAGCAAGAGTGTTTTGAAATGCAAAAGTACCAGTTACATCTTTAAGAATAAAATTTGCATTAAATTTTATTTCTGGTTCAGAAGTATACGCAAAGCCAGGATTGGTAAGTTCTATCTCACCTACAGATCCAATGCTATCAGTTGTCGCAAGTAAACTTGTGCCTGTGCCAGAAGTAGATGTAACTGTAACTATTGGGAGTGTGTTATATCCAGAACCACCATTCGTAAAAAATATTTTTGCTATTCCACCAGTAGAATCTGTTCCTTTTTCAATTGCAAACTGATCTCCACCAACTGTACCGTAAGTATCAACGACACGCAGAGCTCCTTCTAATATAAGACTGTGACCAGCATCAAGAGAATCAGTATCAGTTCCGTTAAGTAATAGTTTTTGACCATTTGCTTCTTCCGTTGCAGTTTCAAGCACTATGTCAATCTCAAATTCTTGTTCCGTTGTTGCATCTTCAAAAACTAAAAAGTCTCCACCGTCTAATGAATATTTGTCTGTTCCATTAAGAGCAAGTGAACCATCAATTATAGAAACAAATCCAGCTGCGGTTGAGGTATTAGAATCTGTGGTAGTAAAAGTTAGAACATCTCCAACTTCATATTTTGTTCCAGCATCATCAATAACAACACCACTAACTTCACCAGAATTAATGTTATTAACTCTACCTGATGCTCGACCATTACCAATATTAGAATTAGTATCAAAAGCAAAAGACTCTGATGCAGTATAAAGAGCTCCAGAATCAGTAACCGTTCCCTGTGATACTATTGAATTTACTGTGAAAGTCATTAAAGAATCAGTAAGATTAGATGTTACTTGTACTAATTCTCCTGTTACAAATGAAACGTTTGGAGATAATGAATCGGGGTTAAGTTCAAACTCTATTATCGATACTGCAATTTCAGATGTAGACAAAGATGTAGCAACAACAGCTGTTGCACCAGAGGTTTGTCCTGTTAATAATTGTCCAATTGCTTCATCACCAATAGATCCAGCAGTTGGTGCAGTTCGCATAATTAATCTGCTTGTCCAATTACCACCAGATGCTCGTAACATATATTGATTTGGATATGTTATTACTGGTGTTTCACCAAGTATCATATTGAAGAATATTTTATGTCCTTCTGATGTACCCTTTGCTCTATAGAGTTCACGAATATTTTTAACAAGATTTCTTTTCGAAACACCATCTGCAAGAGTAGAAGGAATTGCGTTCATAAACTCATCACGAAATTGATCTAAGAAATCATAGATAGTATTATCGATATCTGCGTAAGCTAACAGTTGTTGTATAGTCTGTACAGGGTTTGCACGATACCTTGAAACTACTGCACTTGAAGAAGAAGTTCCACCAGTGATGGTTTCTCCTGTTATAAATTTTTGTTGTGAAGTAATGAAAATTCTTGGTGTAGTAGTATTACCTAAATCATCTACCAGAATTTTTGCAGTTGCTTTTGAAGTTCCACCAGTTATAGTTTCACCTACAATAAATTTTCCATCTGTCCCTGCGCCTGATTCCAAAACAATGTTATTACCATCAACATCTAAAACTTTAAAGTTAGTTACTGTTTCTAAAATAAGATTATCAATATTTACTGTGACTCTAAGTTCAGCAGCTTCTAAATATTCATAATAGTGTTTCAGAAATACAGAAAATAATGGGTGGTCTGATTGAATAAACTCGGGCAGTTGACCATCAATTAACGTACTTATTTTTGTCGTTAAATTTCCAGTAGGGTCTATGTCGCCATCAAAAGGAACCATCTTTAATATCCCGATGGAGTGCTATAAGAAGTGGTTGATGCATAAGTTGTTGCTGCAGCTGCGTCACCTACTGCAATGGTATCAACCTGTCCTGTTATTGTACTGTTTGTAAAATCTATTTTTAATACCTGATTACGAATTGGAACAATATCTTTTGAGTTTGGAATTACAGTAATACGAATTTGTGTTGAAGTTCCGCCATCAACATCTGAAACTGTAGTTATAAAAATTGAATCTATAGCAATCGCACCTGTTACATAATTTATCGTTCCAGCAGTCGAATCTACATACACATTTATACCACTTTGAGTATAATAAAGTCTTACGATTCCAGCACCATTGTCATCTAAAAAATGTTCATTTGTTGTATCGCCACTAATAAAAAATCCTGTTGATGAAAGTATTCCCCCACCTGACGCATTGTGTCCAGAGTGAGGATTGTAAAGTGCATTGTTAAAGTAAAGATTGTAAGATGCAGCTGCTGTAGTTGTTGGCGTAAAAAATTTACCCAAAGTTACATTAGTTGTATTATTTAATATTGAAGAATTTGCATCATCAACAATTCTAGTAATTTTTGAATGTCTAAACAAACCTTCAAATTGTTCAAGGGTGTTTGTGTTGTATGATGTTAAATCATTAGTTATTTCAGATTCTATTTGACTTGCAGATGATGTTGTTTTGCTAGAATCGTATTTAAATGTAACATTTAAAATTATAAAAATTGTTTCTGGGTCTACGATTACTGGTGTGATAGACGCAACAGTAAATTTTCCAAGGTCAGTTACTAATTGTTTTTTTTCTGATGTGGTTAAATTTAATCCTGTTGTTGCGACAATCGAAATAAATACTTTACCATATTCAGCTGTTGAAACAACACCTAAACTTGTATCAAATGAACCACTCTCTCCACCAAACACCTGTACTGATTTAGCATTTGCATAAAGTTTTTTAGCGTACACTTTATAATCTTCTGTGGTCACACATCTTCCTTGAGATGCATAGTCTAGTGGTGCATTATATTTTATAGAAGTAATAGTTTCTGGTTCTGAACCGCCGTTTGCAACATCTACAACTTCAACTGATACATCAGTAACATTTCCGATTGATGCTGAATTTTTAAAGATAGATGCACTATTGGCTGCTGTAGTATTACTAACAACATAAGTAAGGATTACAATATTTCCGTCTGCCAATGCAGTACCAATAACCCCATCACCAAAATACACTTCAAACTTTCCGTTCTCTACTTCCTGTAAAAAATAAGCATTGCTTGAAGCAGTAACTTGTGTTATGTCTGTTGCTTGTGTAAAAGTGGTGGTTGTGTTATCGGAACTTGAATTCTGCACTACAACTTTTAATGTGGAAGTATCTGCTCGTCTATTAGGAACAAGAAATCTTTGATCTGCATCTGTTGAATCTACAGTGTATCTAGTTGTTACAAAAGTTCCTTCATATATTTTAACCAAAAGAAAAGGAATTGAAGAACCAACGGTTGATGCTGTTATTGAATCTGATGTAACAAACTGATAGTCTGTTCCATCAACAGTAGATTTAAATACTGTACCAGCTGCCATAGTTGCACTAGTTAGAGAAGATGTATTTAATACAACATTAACTGTTGCGACCGCAGCTCTAGCAGAGTTGGGAATATATCCTAAAGTTTTTGCATGTGAAACTACACTTGACCTGAGAGATGCACTGTCTAGAAACATTTCGTTTGCTAACATGTTTGCATTGAAACCTAGATAGTGGGTATTGTATGCAAGAACATCTAACATTGCGTTCATTCCAGAACCTTCGAAATCATAGTCTGTAAATTCTGTTTGTCCAGATAAAAAAACTTTAAGGTTATCTTTAACCTCATCAAAGTCAAACTCTGTTACACTTAATCTTTTTGTGTTTACTGCCATTATCGCAATCTCTCTAATAATACGGTTAGGTCTACTAACTCAGTTGGAGCATTTAAAACATAAAATTCTATAGTCAATTCATACGCATTGCGATCTAAATCTGGTGTTGCTTTAACACCAACCAATTGTGCTCTTGGTTCATATTCGGTTATAACATCTTCTACTTTTCTAGTTAAAAGATGTGCAGTTATAGGAGTCATCAATTCAAACAATAATTCTCTTACACCACAACCAATTTCTGGGTGAAAGGGTTTTTCATAATGATTAGTTAATACTAGATTACGGATAGAACGCTTTACAGCTGTAATGTCTGTTACTTTATTAATATCTGACTTTGCACCACTTACTGTTACATCACCATCACTGTTTTTTGCTGACAGTTTCTTTTTTGTAAAGAATAAATCTAAGTCTTTATATTGACGAACATTACGTTCAATATCGTTAAGACCTTGAGCATCTTTAAATGCTGTTGGTGTAGGCATATTGTACTCCTCTATCTATTTATAACAATACTTCACCGATTGTTTATCTAATTATTCTGTAAGTTTATCAAAGTCTGGCTGATCTTGAGCATCGTCCAACATCGCAATGAAAAGATCATCTATTGTAATCTTTGCTGCAGCACCAGCCTGTGTTACAACAGTATATTGGTTGCCGTTTATATGTTTATAAACACCTTCCCTTTGATTTAATCTGTCTCCATCTACATTAACGATACCAGCCTTGCTCACAGATATTGCTTCTACAATTCCACTTGGTGCATAGTTATTGTTTTCCTCATCAATCAATTTATTTAAAAGAATAAGGTCTATTTTATTTTTGTCCTCTTGTTTAGGACTTCCTTTATCTTTAACTCTTTCTTCATTTCCATCAAATGTTGGGTCATAGTTATCGTTGTATTGGTAATCTATTTTATAAATAGCCCCATCTCTTTTCCCTGTTATTTTATCTTTTTTTGCTCCTGATGCATCGTATTTTGTCCGTATAATCCAAATACCATTTGCAAAAGTGCCATCTGCTAAAGGTGCATCTCCATTTGAGTCTGCCCAACCTATTAAAATTCTACCATTTTTATCTATCGAATATCTATCAAGTCTTGAGTTACTCACACTTCCTGCAGCTGCGATTTTCTTAAATCCTTTTGAACCTGACTTGCGCCCCTTAACTCCTATAAGTTTAGCAGGTTTATCAGATAATGTAATGATATCAATTTCGACTGTTCCACTATTACCGTCAGCATCCGTCCATGTTTTAGTTTCTGTTTTTATTGTACTTGGACTATCTTTTGTTGCAGATTTAGTTACCTTTTCTTTTTTGTGAGTTGGTCTTCTAGAGAATCCATGTGGAGCTACATTATATCTTATAACTGTTTCTCCACCACCTGTTGTAGTAATTTTTTGACTGCCATCTGAAGCAGTAGTAACAGTGGTAGTAATGGTTGCCCCATCTTCTCGTATCTCTGTTGCCACATCAGTGCTATCTTTTTCACCCTCTTCTGGAACGTGCGTGATAGTAATTTCTTTAGATTTAGTTGCAACCGCATACGCTCCTTTATTTTCTGTTGGAAGAACTTTAGGTGCATCTCTTACAAACTGCTCCAAAGCTTTCCCTAGTTCTACATTTGCTTCTTTAAGTTTTTTATTTAACTCTACTTTAGATGCATCTTCTTTCACAGTATCCACAGTTGGTTGTAAAACCGCAGATGCTTTTTCAAATGCAACTCCACCAGCTGCAGGCAATTCAAAGTTTGGAACAACATCTTGAATTCTTGTTGCAACTCCTTTTGCATCTGCAAGAGCACTAGTTGCAACACCTTCAGCTGATATAGCAGAAATTGCACTACTGGCCGCATTAGTCAAATCATTAACTATTGCTGTTGGGTTTGGAATATTACTTCTATCGTATTTTAAAGAAGCATCAATCGCAGTATCCAAAGAAGAGGTTGCGGTTTCTTTTGCACTAGCTAATGCTGAAGTTGCAGAGGTAAGATTTGAAGTTGCAGTTAATGCAGCTGTTTGTGCTGATTCAGCACTAGTAACCAAAGTGTCCAAATCAAAACCACCAGCAGTAAGTCCTTCTCCAAACTTTGTTTTTAATTCTGCTTGCTTTGTTGCAAACTCTAATTGTCCTGCTAAAGTTCCTTGATCGATATCAAGAAGCGAGGACATCTCTGATTGCAAATTTACATTTGGTAACTCTGGAAGTTCGGGAACTAAATTTTTAAGTTTAGATGTTAAATCTCCTAAAACAGAAGTGTTCAATGTAGCTGCAAGAGCAGACGCATCTAGTTCAAGTCCAGCAACAACTTCACCCTTTATAGAATCAAACTTACCGAGAACTTCATTAAATTCTGAACTTGCGCCTGCTAAACTTGGTGTTTTAAAATCTGCCACGCCTATCCCCTACTGATTATTAACTGTTGTTGAAGTGGTATCAGCACTACTTGTTCTTGTTGCAGATACCGCATTAGTATGATTAACTTTACCAGTAGCTTCGAATACAAAAGTATCTTCACCAATATGTTTATAATAGTCATCATCATATCTAATGTGTGCATCCCCATTGTAATCAACATTAGCAATATTTGCAACTTTAAGATTATAATTGTTTTCAGAATTAATTGTCATAACATTTGCTGACTTCATATTTAATTTTCCACCAGACTTATAAGACATAATTCCAGAAACAGTAGTTGCTGATAAATGGTCTGATGCTATTAAGTCTATACTTTTAAGAGAT